ATGGGTATCTATTTGTCACCAGGTGTTTATTCAATAGAGAAAGATATATCTGATATTGTAACAAGAATTGCTACGGCATCCGCAGCACTTGTTGGATATTCGGATAAGGGGAGCATTGACGAAATCAAGCTAATAACTAGTGATCAGCAATTTATTGATGAATATGGAGAACCCGATCCAGCAACTGGTCATTATTTCCATTACACAGCACTTGCTTATTTATCAAAAGGTAATACTTTGTATTGCTTGCGTGTGGCACTTAATGCATTGTATGGTGGTGTGAATATAATGGGATCATTATCGGGTGATTCAAATGCTGCATTAACTGCTGGCAAAACATCCAAGACATTCTATGTCGATTCATTATTGCCAGATAAATTATTTGAAATACTTGGTGTAAATCCTGGGGATTGGAATAACAGGATTGGTATAATAATTACTGACATTAAGGATGGATCGGAAGAAGAGGTAACTGATCAATATACGTTCAAGATCAATGTTTATTGGCAAGATGATGATGGAAACTGGGCACAAGTTGAATCATGGAAGGTTTCAAGGAAGAAAAAAGTTGATGGTTTTGGTAAGCAGTTATATCTTGAGGACAAAATAAATGGCGTAAGTAAATATATATATGTTGCAGATTCAGCACTCGCTGACACGTTATTACCTAAGGCTCAGGCAACAAGGTTGAATTTTGAGGAAGGGTCTGATGGCAGTGCAATCACTTCGTCCGAATTGGTGGATGGTTGGGAAGAGTTTGCAAATCCTGATAGGGTGGATATAAGATTATTATTGAATGGTGGAGAAACAGCAACTGCCGTTCAGATTGAAATTAAAGCAGTAGCTGAAGCTCGTGCTGACTGTATAGCAATACTTGATGTTCCATGGTTATCGCTTAGTTCAGTGACAGCTATGGTTACATTTAGGGATACCACCCAAAACTTTAATTCAAGCTACTGTTCATTGTTTACTCCGTGGGTTCAGATTTGGGATTCATACAATGATGTATTGATTGACGTTCCACCTTCAGGTTATGTTGCGGCACAAATTGCATATAATGATTATGTAGGTAAACCTTGGTCAGCACCTGCTGGTATGAATCGTGGAAGATTGGATGTTCAAAGAACATCATCCCCATCCGGTCGTATGGTGTTTACAGAGGCTGAAAGAGATGTGTTGTATGAGGCTGAAATCAATCCAATACAAGAATTCAAGGGTGAGGGAATAGTTGTTTGGGGGCAAAAGACTGAGGCAAGAAAATCATCTGCCCTTAATAGAATTAATGTAAGGAGATTGTTAATAGTTATTGAGAAATCAATGGCCATTTCGTTAAGGACGTTTGTTTTTGAGCCGAATGATGAAATTACTAGATTTAGAGTGGAATCACTACTGAATGAATACTTGGAAAACCTGTCAGCACAAGGTGCATTTCAAACTGAAGGTGAGGATATGGGATTCCATGTGGTATGCGATGAAACAAACAATACATCGTCAGTTATTGATAATAACGAGTTGAGAGTTGACGTATTCGTTAAGCCAATACGAGCGGCAGAGTTTATTAGATTGCAAACGATAGTTACAGCAACTGGTGCATCGTTTGAAGAATTGATAGAGCGTGGTGTTGGGTACTAATAATTAAGGGGTAGATTTATGGCAAATATGAGTCAGGATAACTTAAAGAATAACGTATCAAATTTTGTAAGAAGGTACTTGTGGGAAGTAATATTCTCTAATCCCATAGGTGGTGGTGATTCTACTGCCTTGATGTTGCGTGCACAATCCACATCAATTCCTGGTAGTAGTTTTGGTTCGATTAAAGTCCCATTTAAGCAGGGTCCCGGAATCAAAGTCCCAGGTAAATTAACGATGCCCCAGACTTGGACTACAGTATTTGTTGAAGGAACCGATGGTAAGATATTCGATGCTATATATGCATGGAAGCAAGCAATAGTTCATGATCGACTGAACGTTGGCGGACCGGATTCAATAATTAAGGCTGATATATATCTTCATTTGTTAGATATGAGTGGAACTGTAATTCGCAGAATAAAATTGGTTGGTGCATACCCTGAATTAATGGATGATACACCATTGTCATATGAAGATGAAGCTGTATTAATGTATACAGTGACTTGGTCATATGACAGATGGGAGCTTGTAGATTAGTTATGCAAAAATTGGGCTTCGATTTGCCGGGTGTTGCTGGTAATGTTCTCACTCGTTTTTGGATGTTACAGAGAACATATAATTGGCAGCTTATATTGCCACATAATATTAATGGAATAAGCGGCATTCTGTTGTCACAGTATTGCCAGGATGTAAAATTTGGTGATTACTCTATTGGTGAACTATCGGTAATGAGATATGGATCTCAACAGAGATTTTATGCAGGACTTCAAGAAATAGAAGTTGCTGAATTAATATTTATAATGCCAATAGATAATTCAGTTTATAATTATTTTAGGGGATGGAGAAAATTAATAATTGATGATAATGGGTATTACTATCCTAAGAACCATTATAAAAAAGATATATTTATTTTTATGTTTGATAGATCAGGAGTTCAGTCTGGTAAGTTTGTGTTAAAAGGGGTATTTCCTAAAACTTGTCCGCCCATTTCATTATCATATTCCGATGAAGGGGTTCTGAAATGGGGGTTGGAATTGAGTGTTGATAGAATAGAGACCAGCAGTTTAATTGGTTCAATTAGTGAAGGAATTACTAATTTGCTTGGTGATGTTGGTAAAAAGACCAGTAATATGTTTGGTGATGAAGGAAAGGATCTAGTTAATGCAGTAACTGATACAGCTAAGAAAATATTTGGGTAATTTAATATTAATATTTAATTTACGGGAGAAAGAGAAATGAGTGATTTAGAAAATTACCTACCAATTAGCCTTCCATCTAAATGCATCACATATGATGGGATAAAGCCGGGGGACATTAAAATACGAGCATATCAAGGAAGGGACCAAATATATCTAGCAGAGATTAATCCAATAAACCTTGAGCAGAAGTATCTTCAAGTTTTAAAATCAGTCATAACCGGTATTAACCCTGAATTATTAACACTCGGCGATAGACTATATATTATGATTTGGGAGTGTGCTAAATCATACACAGATATAATTACTGTTAATACTGTCTGTTCACATTGCGTTAAACAAATCAATGCTAATATTGATTTGAGAGAATTAAATGTCATAACGCTCCCTGATGGATTTAGCTTACCGCATGCAGTTACTTTACCAGAAAGTAAAGAATCGGTACATTTAAAGTTTCTTTCAATAAATGATGAAATAGAGGCTGAGCGATTTGATGAAAAAAATGAAGATGGGTTGTTATATAGATGTGCCAAGTCAATGGTTGATGAATTGGATGTTATGCAACGCATTGAAAAGCTTAGGGTAATGAATTCTAAAGACATCTCTACGATTCGTGCATTCCAAGAGAAATATTATCATGGACCTGATCTAAAACATGGTAAATTTAAATGTCCAAAATGTGGACAGGAGGATGTGACCGAAATTCCCTTTCGATTTGATTTCCTTTTTCCAAATGGTGATTCCCTTACAGATACTTTTGGAGCGGGAATTTAGGTTACATTATTACGGTGGATTTTCAATAGATGAGATCAGACGAATGGATTCTAAAAAGATTGAATGGTTTTTTGGTCGATTGGAGAAAGAAATTTCGGATGGATCTAAAGTTGGGAATGAATTAGATGGAAGACAGGTATAAACCAATAATTGTTGATCAATTTAATATGCAATCGCTTATTGCACTGCGTGCTAAGCTCCATAGAGATTATTTGGGATTTTTTGGAAATCTATCTAATCTATATAAAAAGGGTGAAAGGAAGAACGAATTAAATTATATTATTGATAAAATACGGAGAGCGATTAAACAATTAGATACGGTTTTGGCCTCAGGTAAAATTAAAAGTACGGATGCTAATGAGATTATTTCACAAATTGAGGAAATAAATGAAAGCCGTGATGTATTTACAAGTGATGTTAAAAAAATTGATGCCTTAAGAAAAAAGGTCAATAAAGTCGTAGAAACGACTGGTATAAGCTTGAGTGATCTTAATTTGACTGAAAATGTAGTTAGAGAAGGACTGGCTTTAGCAATAAAAAGTAAAAAGAAGGCTGGATCACCGTTGGAAAGGAAAATGCCGCGTACGTATTGGGAAGGACGCAAGCTTTTGAAAGGCATAGAAACCGCAGTTCTTGGTCCATTTGCACCATTGGCTGATATAATAAGTGGTGGGGTTAAAGATATTGCTGGATTGGTACGAGGTATGCGTAAGAAAGGACTTGAAAGACGGGAAGAAAGATTTGGCGAAAGATTGGGGCCAATGGCATATGGGTTGCCACCGCGTAAATATGAAGATATGATGCATGAAAGGAAAATTCCACCAATGGTTAGAGGATTTGGTGGCTATTCTACTAAGGAATCAATGAGAAAACCAGATAAGGAGGAGCAGGTAGCACCATTGACATACTTCTTTGGAAAGAAGGCATACCAGACTAAATGGACGAAAGAGTTACTTGATAGAATTAGAGGGATTGGTGTAAAGGATGGATCAGGATTTGGTGGTATATTATCTGGTTTAATGCATAAGTTTATGGATTTGGGTAAGTGGATTATGCCACTTATTGGTAAGGGTGGGGTTTTTGCTTTATTAGCTGCTGATATGTTATGGGCCATACCGCAGATTAAAAAATTTCTTAATGCTTTAGGTGAAAGGGAAAAAGCCTTAGGAGAATTAAGAAAGTCCGGTAAAGCATCAGATGTTGCTAAAGCTCAGAAAGAGGAAAAAATAGCAGAAATTGGTGCAGATGAATATGCAAGGAGGGTTGGTAAAACCCCACGTCAAGTTGCGATTGATGTGGTTTCTGCAAGACAGAAAGCTATTATGCGTAGAAAAATGGAAGAAGCACCATGGATTAAGCCATTAAGATTTTGGGGTAGAATGCTTGGTATGGAGGAGAAGCCAGAAAAACAACTTGCACCATTTTATACACAGGTTAAAGCATTTGAAAAGGCGCGTGGAGTACCATGTGGTGCACCATTTGTTCCCATCCGCATCAATGGTAAGATTCCTATAAGCGGATGGTCTGAACTGAAGTTGCGAAGGGGAGATATACGAGAACTCTGAACCGTCGAAGCGAGCCAAACCCTCCATTGTACCGATCCAGACAGAGTTGTCTGCATCGATCGCAAGGGATGCGAT